CTAACATCCCGCTCACCTCTTGGTAGCTATTATACGGGATGACCGGATAGCTGTCAAGAAACTGTACCTTGAAAACTTAATAGAGATAGCGGAGATTTTGATTGAAAATCTACCATTTGAGAGGTTACGCATGGCGGGATATACCCCCGCCGCCTCTCAAAGATAAACTAAAAGTAGATTCAAAAATCATATGAAATCAACAGAAAGGATTGATAGAATGTTAGTGGAAATTGCGAAATTCGGAAAAGAAGAACGTGCTGTTTGCACAAGTCTCGATATTGCCGAAACATTTGGCAAGGAACACAAAAATGTTCTGCGCGATGTCGAAAATCTGGGGTGTTCCGAAGAGTTTAATCGGCTCAATTTTGAGCCGATCTCCTACACCGATTCTATGAACCGAATGCAGAAAGCCTATACTATGACACGAGATGGATTTACTCTTCTTGTTATGGGATATACTGGAGACCTGGCTATGAAGTTCAAAGAAGCTTATATTAAGCAATTCAACGCTATGGAAGCCGCCCTGCAAGGAAAGCGAATTGAGCGTGAGAAGGGAATTGCTGTTCGCCAGGCGTTGACAAAAGCTTTGCAGCAATCCAGTGAAAATGATCGGATGCACGGACACGCCTATTCCAATTACACCAACTGTATTTATAAAGTCCTGTTTGGGAAAAACGCCGCGCAGCTTCGATCTGATTTTGGAATTGGTAAAACAGACAATTTACGAGACTGTTTCAGCAAAGAGGAGTTGAGAGAGGTTCAGTCCATGGAGTGTTTAGTAAGCGGACTCGTTGATTGCGGCTGGGGTTATGAAAAAGTTAAATCCTTTATTGCGCAGACGAATGTAAAGATGTTGTCAGCGTAAATAACAAGGTATTTCCTCCTTGCCTCCTCCCTCAGATTGTGGTAATATTTGGGGGAGGAGGGCTGAAAATGAAGAAGCTAATTTCGTTTATTTTGGCTGGATTTATGATGGCTAGGGTGGTTGGCTGTGAAGACGGAAACGCAAAAACCACCCAAAACGATGACTTAACTCAAGAAATCCAACACCCGTCTTCTTCTGATGTAGAATATGAATTTTTGCACAACGGAATTTTTCGAATCAATGTTGATTCTATTGATACCACGGAGGATGGATATGATTTAACGATTTCGTTTGTTGGAGAGGAAGAAAGGCAGGCAGACCCCAATATATGTGCATCTGATATTGATAGGCTACTTGGAACTATTCTCGAAGGCAATCAATCGGTATATGATAGTCTTGAAAATGTTATTTTTAATTGCCCGTCTGATGGAAAGAACTATCAAGCGTCTCTTTCAATTCAATCGTACCAGAGTGGCCATGACATATCTTTTTTGGAAACGATTGGTGGCTCATCTGATGTAATTGTCGTTACGGCGGCCGATATTGAGGCAACTTTAGCTGAGGCACAACAGGAATTAGATGAGTTATTAGAACACCCGAAAGAATTAACCATAGGAAGAACGTTATACGACGACGATAAAATATCTATCGTGTATAAGGGGACAACTGAATATGAAATTATACATGCCCCCGACAACTTAGATGTACCAAAAGCTGCGATTATTTTTTCTGTTATTAACAAGACAGGAAAAAGCTTGACATTAACATTTTCAGATTTTCGTGTGAATGGTATTAACAGCGGATATGTTACAAGTCATTCCATATCATCGAATGAAAACAATTCTGTTGAAGTAAGGTTTGATGATTTGCCGAAACTTTTGGAGAATATACACTCTAGTGGGTCGATCATGTTTGATGATTATTCCACCTTTGATCTTAAATTCTAAGGCTATATTAACCAACCCTCCGCTCACTTTTGAGCGGAGGGTAAATTTTTTATGGAAACCTCTTGACTTTTTGTGTACATAAAAATAGGCTGCAACGCCAACGAGCTGAAAAGCGAGGAATACGGAGCGAGATTTAACGACAAAGCGAAAAGCAGTAACAAAGAGGTTCAGAGTTTTCGATACTTTGAAAGTGCGATTCCTGTCATTCGAGATATCCTGAATCAACATACTGTATAAAGCAGAGTCCCCGCTATCTCTATTAAGTAGGTAGCGGGGAATTTTTATTGGTGGAGGCAAAACAATGGCAACAATTGAAATTAAAACAAAAGGGCCAAGTGGGAAAATATTTATTAATGGTAAAGAAGTGCCAGATGTGCGTGGATATTTGATTTCACATAAGGCTGGGAGACTTCCGGTATTTAGGATGGACATCATTGCATCTGATATAACGTTTAATGGAAGTGAATTTTTGCCAGAGCTGCCGGAAGTGTTCAAAGATTTCTATGAACAGAAAAAATCGAAACGTAAAGATTTTTAGCGAATAAGTATAGTGCCAAGTGCCACAGTGCC